CCAAGCACCGCAATCATATAGATTTCATGTTTAAATGCTTCTTCTTCGGTTAGATTTTGTTTGAGATATATTATTCTACTTCTGTCTTTTGGTGGTTTGCAGTTTTTACCATACTTATAATACAATCTTCTTCCTTTCCCCTTACCAATGTAATAGGGCGCCCCGTTTTCTTTTAAATATGCGTATGTATAATAAGAGTTCATTTATATTTTATATTTCTGTTATTATTTATCATTAAAAAAGATCATTTTCTGTGATGATCTTGAACTCAATCATGCGGTCCTTACAATATTCTTCTGCGGCTTCCCACTTTGCTTGATTGGTTGCATATGTATAAACCTCATAGAGATATGATTTAGTTGTTCTTGCTCTTGGTTTTGGTTCCACTGTTTGTTTTTGTGGTTTGATTTCGATAATATATTTTTTAATCTCTCCAGATTTCTCTTTCATTTTGATAATAAAATCTGGAAAGTAAGTTCTTACTTTTTCCTTTACTGGATCGTAATATTTAATACGAATTTCCTCTGAACCCCACGCAATTATATTTTCATTTAGATCACACCAATAACAGAATTTCCTTTCCCAACTGCTTCTACAAACAATATTATTTGAGTCGCCAATATATTTTTGAGGGTATGATGGTTTATATCTGCTCTTTACACTTTCTCCCATTATCCCTACTACATAATATATAAAGATCAAAAAGTATTTATAAATGCCTACCGTAAGAAACGTAGCAAAAATTAAATCTAGTTTGCTTCATCCTGCGCTTACCTCTCATTTTGAGGTTAAGATTCCAAAACCACCCGGTTTGACCGATAACTATTTGACTGAAAATGGGTTGTCTCCATATGCAGGATTGCAAGATCAATTAAATTTAATGTGCTCAGAGGCAACTCTTCCTGGGTCTAATTTAGCAACCTTTGAGATTAATGATAATTTTCATGGCGCAACAGAAAGACATGCATATAGAAGAGTTTATGATGATCGTATTGACCTAACATTCTATGTTAATGCTGATAATTATATGCCCATTAGATATTTTGAAATTTGGATGAAATATATTGCTGGAGAATCTGTTAGTGCTGGAGGAGGAAAACTGAGTTCAGAAAATCCAAATTATTTTTATAGAGTTAATTATCCTGATCAGTATATGTGTGAACAAGGATTAGAAGTTATAAAATTTGAAAGAACCGGAGATAAAGACAACTCAAAATATGCCACCACTAACGGTAATGTACTAGTATATAAATTTATTAATGCTTTTCCTATTTCTATTACATCAATGCCCGTCTCTTATGATTCATCTTCTCTCTTAAAATGTTCAGTTTCCTTATCATATATTAGATATCTGATGATGCCTACTGGAATTGATCCAGAACCTAAAGGAACTACAGCAGAGGCACCTGTGAGATCTACTGGAGATCCCTCTGCTCCCAATCCCATACAACAGGCAACTTTTAATAATGTTATAACAAACGAATATTATAATAACTTTGGTGATAATAGTCAAAACTCTACTAATTTTGCTGATTTTACTGATGGACGTAATCTAGGAGCATTTGGTCAGGGAGTTGCATAAAAAATCAAAAAACTTTTCTTCCCTAAAGACCTAATAAATAATCATACTGAAATCATTATAGGATATTATGCCTTTACCAAAAATTGCTACACCAACATATCAACTTGAATTGCCCTCAACTGAAGAGACTATTCAATACAGACCGTTTCTAGTTAGAGAAGAAAAACTTTTAGTCATTGCTCTTGAGAGTGAAGACACAAAGCAAATTACCACTGCAATAAAAACAGTAATTAAAAACTGTATCATAACCAAGAATATTAAAGTAGAAACACTTCCTACTTTTGATATTGAATTCTTGTTCCTTAACATTCGTGGTAAGTCTGTTGGAGAAGAACTAGAAGTTAATATTATTTGCCCTGATGATGGTGAAACTCAAGTTCCTGTAAAAATAGTTCTTGATGATATTAAGGTTCAGAAAAACGAAACTCACGAGAAAAAAATTAAGATTGATAATTCAGTTATGATGGAAATGAAGTATCCATCACTGGATCAATTTATTAAGAACAATTTTGATTTTGAGGGTGGAAATGCTATGGATCAATCTTTTGATCTTATTGCATCTTGCATTGATAAGATTTACACTGCAGATGAAGTTTGGGTTACTTCTGATGTAACAAAAAAAGAAGTTACTGAATTTTTAGATTCAATGAATTCTTCTCAATTCAAAGACATTGAAAAGTTCTTTGAGACAATGCCTAAACTCTCCCATACCATCAAAGTTAAAAATCCAAAAACAGAAGTTGAAAGTGAAGTTGTTTTAGAAGGGTTAGCAAGTTTTTTCGCATAGGAATGGTCCATATGGACCTTGAGAATTATTTTCGTCTGAACTTTTCTTTGATGCAGTATCATAAGTGGAGCCTAACTGAAATAGAAAATCTCATACCTTGGGAAAGAGATGTTTATGTTGGTTTATTGCAACAGCATCTTGAAGAAGAAGAGTTAAAACAAAAACAACAAATGAGCAATGCCCGATTCTAACGATTTAAAAAATCTAGATTCACAACTCAAAAAAACTTTACTCTCTGCGGAAAGTTTTAAGAAGGGAAGTTTTGTTGATTTTTCTAAAAATATTATCAATGTACAAAAAACAAATATAAGTATTATTGGTAGTGTAAGACAACTTGTTGCATCGGTTGCTAACATAGAAAAGATTGCTAATAATAATTCTAGAAAAATTACAAGTCTTAAAAATATATCAAAGAGTCAAAGCACAAGAATTAGTGGAGAAAATATCGGTGCTAAACTACCAGGAAGTTCAACATCAAATGTAGAAGATAGTATCACAAAGATTTCTGTATCAGTAGCTTCTATTGCAGCAATATTAGCAGGTAGAAAAAAAGCACTTGATAATACTGCTGCTTTTGATAGAAGAAAAGCAGAACAAGAAAAAAGAGGACTTGCTGAAGATAATTTAGAAAAGAGATTTGAAGGATTAAAGTCTGCTGCAGAACAAGTAATAGCACCAGTTAAAAGCATACTTGATAGAATAATTGATTTCTTCGTAACAGTTTTTCTTGGAAGAGTTGTCTATAAACTATTAGGATGGTTTGGTGATAAAAAAAATGCTGATAAGGTAAAGGCAATTGGTAGATTTTTGGGAGATACTTGGCCAAAACTTTTATCACTTTATTTACTTTTTGGAACTTCTCTTGGTAGATTTGCTTTATCATTAACTAAAATAGTTGCAAAAGGTGCTGTTGGATTACTTGCCAAAATTGTACTTTTAAGTAAAGCAAGAAAAGCACAATCTATAGGAAAATTTTTAAGCGGCAGAGGGGGCCGAGGTCTTGCGGCTGCAGCAGCAACTACTGCTGTTGTTGGTGGAACATTAGCACTCTCTGAGGGATTGAAAGGTAGTGATGAACCAGAACCAGCAGTACAAAAATATTCTGGTGGTGGATTTGTAATACCAAAATTTCCAGCATTTAAGGGTGGTGGATTTAACTTTAAGGGTATGCTTGGTGGAATGGGGGATACGTTTGGTGGATTTGTAAGTGGTGAGAAAGGAGTTGATAAAATACCTGCGATGTTAAGTGATGGTGAATTTGTGATGTCTGCAGGTGCAGTGCAGAAGTATGGTGTAGATACTCTTGAAACAATGAATGCTGCTGGAGGAGGAACAAATAAACCCAAGATGATAAGTGGAACTACTTATGCTGCTGGTGGAGGTGCGATTGGAGGTGCTGCAAAACCATTGACTGCAAACACAAAACTTGCATATAACACTATGAAGTTGCAATTTCCAACAGCTAAACCTTATCATATTGCAGGTGCTCTGGCAAACTTTGAGACAGAAGCACCTGGACTCAAACCAAACACATATCAAATTGGTGGAGGTCCTGGTAGAGGTATAGCACAATGGGAAACACCGGGAAGGTGGGACACTGCTATGAAAAAATATGGACCAAGTATTATCAATAGTTTGCCCCTACAATTGGATTATGTAAAACACGAAATGGATACTGGTAATCCAGATCCCGAAGGAAGCCCTCAACTTCCTTATGGTAGAAATACAAAAAGCACTTGGTTAAATTCAACAAATCTTATTGATGCAACTACGAATTTTATGAAAGCATATGAGGCTCCTGGAATACCTCATCTTGATAGAAGACTTGCAAATGCTAAAAACATAATGGCATCTATTAACAATTCCAATACTAAAGTTGGTTCCAGTAAACCAAAACCACAATCACAAAATGTATTTCAACAAATTGGATCCTCTGTAGCATCTGGTGTTAAAAGTCTTTTTGGTCAACCTGCACAGGCTAGTCCTATGCCTTATGAGAAAGGTGGGTATGCACCAAAAAGTGCTAGACCAACCACCTCTCCATTAGGTCGTTCAACATCATTATCAAGGCCAACAATAAAACCATTAACACCACCAAAACCAAGGATCATGTATGTTCCAGCAACACCTTCTCAAGGTGGAGGAGGATATGGTGGTGGTGCATCTACATCGGTTCCAAGTTTCAGTGCAACAGCACCGGGTGGTAATGCAAAACAAAAAACTCTTGGTGTGACGAGATAAAATAAATGGCAATCAACGCAGATAAACTTTTAAATAAATCATCAGCAAGACTTGCGATGCAAAAAGCACAGCAAGAAAAGATGGTTGGTGGTGGACCTGTTAATATTGTTTTAACAAAAAAATCAATTAAAGGTATAGAGGGTATTAAAATAAATGTTATTAAAATAGAGAATATTCTTAAGGGTTCACTTGCACTCGACAAGAAACAACTTGATGATAAAAAGAAAGCAATAAGTGGAAAGAGAAGGGAGAATATAGAAACAAAATTAGAAACAAAACCAAATGCGGAAAGTGGTAAAGTAAAGATGCCATCTGCTCCAAGAATGGGTATTTTAGATTTTATTAAAAATTTTATTGGTAATGTTCTTCTTGGATACTTTGCAGTTAGATTGATTAAGCATCTTCCAAAAATAATGCCCATCGTTAAATTTTTGGGAAATGCTGCAGATTTTATTATTGATGTTGGAGGAAAACTCTTAAATGGGTTAGTGACTTTTGTTCAAAAGGGACAAGAAGCACATGATAAAACTCGTGGATTTATTAAAAACCTTGGAGGAGAAAACTTTGCAAAAGGATTTGATAAGTTTATAGGTGCAATTGATACTGCACTATTCTTAACAACTGTTCTTGCTGGTTCCATGGCTATGGAGGCCATGTCTGGTGGTTCTGGTCCTCGTGAACAACCTACTAAACAACCCACTAGAACAACCAGTGGAGGTAAACCACAAGGAAGACCCGATATAAGAAATCCATTAAGACAAAGACCAACTGTCACTACCGGTGGCGGTACACCGAGACCAATGGGTGGTAGACCTAAAATTACAGGCAGCACTAGTGGTGGAAGTAAACTCAGATTACCAAAAGGAATAAAAGCAAAAGGGGGATTATTAGGTCTTGTTTTTCTTATTCCCGATTTAATTAATTCTGGAATGTTAGTATCACAGGGAAGAGGTAAGGATGGGATAAGAACTCTCATAAGTGCAGTTTCTGGTGTTGCTGCTGGTATGGCTGCTTATGCAGGAGTAATTGCTGGCGCAGCTGCTTTAGGAATAACTGGAGTTGGAATACCTGCTGCTATTGCTCTTGCAGTTGCTGGATTTGGGGCTTCTTATTTTGCAGGAGAAGCAGTATATAATTTAACTGAGGCTGGACTTCGTAAAATGGGATTGGTTGATAATGATCCAAAAACAGGAAAACCTTATACTTATAAAGGTGGTGGTGTTACAAGAGGTGGTAGATCTCAAGGTAGAGCAAGAAGAACACTCTCAAAAGGAAAATATAAAAGAGTATTAGCGCCACAAAAACCATTAAAAACTGGATTCAAAGATAAAGAAGTTAAAAAGAGAACAGAAGAACTTGATAAAACAAAATACTTTGGACCAATTTTAGCAGTTAGTTCAAAGATTATGAACAAAGAAGAACCAACAGATAGGGACTATCAAAATGTTGGACTTGGAATAAATCTTTTAATTGCTAAAGGTATTCAGGATAAACAACTGAAAGGTGGTATTGTTTCTGCATTTGCAAATGGTGGACTTGTTGACCCCGATGTGTTATCTGCAGCAGAAACTGGTGGTGATATTAGCAACTGGGTAGCAAAAACATTCCGTGGAGAAATTGAGAGTAATGCTGAAAAGACTTTGAGATTGATTAGAGAAAAAAAAGAAGAAGGAGTAAAAAAACCATCAACAACACCTACTCCTGATGAATTTGAGATTGGACCAGCAGGAACAAGTGGAGATAAACTTACAATGGCTAGAAACTTAATGAGGGATTTGGGTTTAACCGCAGATCAATCTGCAGGTATTGTTGGAAATATGGCTGCTGAATCTGGTGTTGAAAACGCAAGAGTTCAAGATAGTCCTCCAGGAACAAAAGGAGTACTTAAAGTTGATGGTAAAACTGGATATGGAATAGTACAGTGGACATCTATGGGACGGCAGCAAGCCCTTGCTGATTATGCAAAATCTAAAGGTGCTGATTTAAGCAAACCACTTTCAATGGATATTGAATATCAGTTTTTTCTTAAGGAATTTAAAGGTGAATATGGTCATGTCTTGAGTCAAATAAAACAAGCAAGAGATGTAAAAACTGCATCAACTATTTTTATGCAACAATATGAAGTTCCTGCAGGACATAAAACAGAAGCAAAAATAATGGAAAGATATAATATGTCTAAACCAATTTATGATAAACTTGCGAAAGGTGAAGGAAGAGCAACAGAAGGTCCTGGAACTTACATAGATTCTCCAACTAATATTGGAGCAAGTAATATTGTTCAATATATTACCGGAGACACAAACTATAAAGGAGATGGAAAACAATTTTATTATGATCGTGCTGGGCATGGATTGACCGGAAATTATCATGACCATATTGCCTTTAAAACTATATCAGATAAAGAAAAAACAAAAAGAGCGTTAAGTGCAGCAAATATTCAAATTGGAAGTGAGTATAGACAAGGAGACCCTGGATATCATGGCAAAAATTTAGCAATTGATGTTCCAGGTAATCAGTGGGGAGGTTCCGGTGCAATTGGACAAAAAGAATTTGCTGGATCTAAAAAGGTAAGGCAAATTTTAGGAATAGGAGTATTTGCAAAAGGTGGTAGAATTCATAAACCAATCATTGCAATGATCGGTGAGAAAGGTCCAGAGTTTGTGTTTGATGCGAATACTACTGCTGGGTTAGATAAACTTGCTCCTCAACTTTTAGAAAAATTAAACTTTGCATCAACTAAACCACAACTTGCAAGTATTCTTCAGTCATATGCTTCTTATGATACAATGTCTCCACAAACAATCGTTGTTCAATCTCCAAGTGCTGCAAGTGGTAGTAGAAATAAAAATAGTTCCGGTGGAGGTGTTACAGTTATACCGATTCCTGTAGATAACTTTACAGAAATTCTTGCCATGATTGGTTAAATAGAAATAAGAGGTAATAACAAATGGCAAATCAGATAACATCAAAAGGAGCAGAACCATCTTTTATTGATAAGATTGATATTGTTTCTAATAAAGATCAAAGAAAGAATGTAAGTGTTGCTGGCGGCACAATTCTTTTGATGTATTATGAAAGTATTCTACAAGATTCTGTAAGAGCAACTGTAACTTTTGCAGATACTGGAAATTCAATTAATGGTAAGACTGTAATTGAAGGATTGCCAATGGTTGGACAAGAAAAAGTTTCTCTTAAGTTTACGGATAACAATAAGAAAACTTTAAATTTAGTTTTGTATGTAAATAAAGTTACTCCTCTTGTGAATGAAACAAATAAATCTATGGTTCAAATAGACCTTTCATCTAAAGAGTTTATTATGAATGAAAAGGTAAGATTGAATACAAGATTTGATGGAAGAATATCAGCACATATTAAAAAAATATTAATAGATCAAAATTATTTGGGAACAGAAAAAAAAGTTGATATAGAAGAAACTTCTAATAATTATAATTTTATTGGAAATAATAAAAAACCTTATTATGCAATGAATTGGTTATCTAAAAAAGCAGTTCCAGATCTACCTAATGCAAAAGGAAATTCCGCTGGGTATCTTTTCTTTGAAACATCAGAGGGATTTAAATTTAAGTCAATAGACTCTTTCTTTGCTCAAGAATCAAAAAAATCTATTATCTATAATCAAACTCCAGATTCAAGAGGTGTTAATATTCCTGCTGGATATGATATAAAAGCACTTGAGTATTCAAAAGATAATCGTGTTGATGTGCAAGACAAACTTAAAATGGGAGCATTCTCTACAAGAACAGTTCTGTTTGATCCATTTAATTGTTACTATGAAGTGATTACTCCAAATGCAAAAGAAAAGGAAGCATCATTAAAACTTGGTGGCAAGGAACTACCTGTATTAAATCCAGAGTTTAATAAAGAAGGAGCAAATAAAGAGTTTACAAGAACTCAATATATGCTTCTTGATAAAGGAACACTACCTACAGGAGATTCAAAAGAACAAATTAAGAAATCCACAGAACAAAACTTTGATGCGAAAAATATTTTAAGTCAATCTACTATGAGATATAATCAATTATTTACATCTAAAGTTGAAGTTACAATACCTGGAGATTTTTCTTTACACGCAGGAGATGCTGTTCGTATGGGCGTTCCACCTGAAGATACAAAGAAAAGTGATGAGATAAACAAGCACGACAGTGGTCTATATATTATAGCAGATTTATGTCATTATATTTCACCACAAGAAACTTATACAAAATTGATTTTAGTAAGAGATTCTGTAGGAAAAACAGGTAGTAATACCTCTGGTAAGATACCATTATGATAAACAAATATAAAATATATGAGGTTTAATAATTAATGGAAGGGGGATCTCTTTTTAATTCAGGTTTTCTTGGTGCTAGTTTTAACTGGTGGATTGGTCAGGTTGCTCCTGATTCAACTTGGCGTGATAATATTTCACCTGGAAAGATTGAAAGCCCGAAAGAAATTCCTGGGTGGGGATACCGATATAAGGTTCGTATCATAGGTCTTCATGATCAAGGAGAAACTGAAATAGCATCAGATCAACTCCCATGGGCACAGGTAATGTATCCTGTGACTGCTGGTGGTGGTCAAGCATCTTCAGGTCAAACACCAAATATCCGACAAGGAAACATGGTATTTGGTTTCTTTTTGGATGGTCAAGAGCAACAAGTTCCTGTGATTATGGGAGTGCTTGGTAACAATGCACAAACTGCTCTTGCAACAAAAATTGGTGATAATAAAGTAACTAATGCTCAGGCAGGAAGTATTGCAGTAAGTGGTTATGCAGAACCTGCTGATGGAAATAAAGACAAAAATCTTAAAGCACCTGACCAAGGACTTGTAATTACTAAACCAGGAGTAGATCCCTCACCAGCAGCTGTAGCAGTGCCTGGAGCAACTATTGAAACTACTACTTCTGTTCATGGACAATCTGCCATGGATCAGAAAATGGATTACCTTCTTAAGAAAAAGGTTGTAATGCTAAGTCCTTGCGATCTTCCTGGTTCTGTAATGAAAGGAATGCAGACTGAAATTGGGAATCTTACAACTGATATTGATAAAGTTCTAAAGGCAAAGCAAAGTTATTTGGATGCAATTTCTCAAATTAAATCTCTAAAAAGTATAACAGAAGGTATTAGTGGCATTGGTGATATATCAGGATCTCTTGAAAGTATTGGTGATCTTTTGGGTCAGGTTGATGATAGTGCTAAAAAAATTGAAGCTTTAATGGAAAAATATGCACCTAAACTTGCAAAGAAGATGAAAGTTGTTATGAATAAAATTGGTGAGTTCACTTCAAAAACAATTAATAAAATACTTGGACCCCTAGGTGATTTGCAATTCCCAAATATGAGATTTGAATTTCTTAATATGAAGATAAAAATTAATGAAAAACTTAAATGTCTCTTTAGCAAACTTGCCAATGGTTTAGGTAAAAAAATATTAGATGCTTTAAAAAATCTTTTTGGTGGAGGAAATAGTCTACCATCTGCAAATTCATCACCAACTTCACCAACAGGCACCGCACCTCTTGTTCCTATGTGTTCTGTTGAACAACTAACAGGTGAAATACTTGGATCAAGTATGGGAGATATTAATAAGGCTGCTGAAGAAATAACTCAATCTGTTGGAACATTTATGCAAGATAGTCAATCAGGACTCTCTGTAGTTGGAAAAATTGGTAATATAGCAGGTCAGATTGGTGGCATAGCAGGTCAAGTTGGTGGAATAGTAGATGCTGTTGGTGGAACAGCAGGTCAAATAGGAGGTCTAAGTGGTCAAATTGGTGGTTTATTGGGAGGTTTTGGCAATCTTAAATTAGGTGATATAAAGTTCCCCGACATAGGTAAAAGTATTAAAGAAGCACTTTCTTTTGAAAATATTACTTTAAATATTTTTGGATGTGATTCCAAACCCAATTGTCCCGCAACAGATGCTTTCACTTTAGACGCTGGTGGTGAATCTGTAACTGATCCAAACAAAGCTGAAGTGGGTAAGAAAGCAGGAGATGTTGCAGCAGATTACTTAAAATCTACAACAGACTCGTTATTGGAGGGTGTTGGGGCATCTTCTTTTGGCACATCAAAGTTAACAAGAAACTTTGATGTGCCAAAACTACCACCCATACCAGCAGCAGTTGGATAAAAAAACATATGACACTTAATGTATTTGGACCACTAACAAAAGATGATATTAAAGTATCATATATTGATCCTTCTTTAGGGTTGGTTAGTGATGTTTCAATTGTTCAGGCAAATCAATATGTGCTTACAAATCCAGCAACAACTTTTATTTTTCAAGGTGGAAATAAAAAATTTCGATATTTAGATATTACTGAAGTTAATAAGTTAACTTCCAATGATTTACTTTCCACAGATCCTTGTGGGGGTGCTGCTCAACAAACAGAGTGTGGTCCTCCAATAATAGAAATTTCTGGTGGAAATGGAATTGGTGCAGCAGGAAATCCAATTATAGGAACTGATGGAGCACTTCTTGCAGTGGATATTGTGAGTGGTGGTTATGGTTATCAATACCCACCACTTGTTACTGCAAAAGATCATTGTAATAATGGAGCAGGTGCAACACTCATTCCAGTTCTGAGTGAAGATATTCTTAATACTAGTGGAACACCATCCATTTTTATAAATGAACTTATTACTGGACCTATTCCAGGACAAGTTGGACCAAGAGAAGTTAGTGGTAAAGGTGTTGTGATAGAAATAGTTGTGACTGATCCTGGTAATGGGTACTTATCTTCAACTCCACCAATTTCTCCAACTGCAGTTCTACCAACTCCCACAAATCCTCCTAGTGGTGCTCCAACAGGTATTAATGCAACATTCCTACCACAATTTGAAGTTGTTAGAGATCCAATTGTAATAGATCCTCAAAGACTTTTACAGGTTACGGATCTTGTTGGTCTCAGACAAACTGGATATGTAAACGGAAGATCTTATTATGGGTCTGTTTACTATGATAATGGTATTCGTTATGCAGGTTTCTATCAAACTGCTGGAGAACCAGTAAGAGTATATGATACTTTGAGAGAAAGTATTACTCAACAAGCCACTACTCCACCCTCTGCAATCCCAAGACAAGGAACTGATACGGGAAATAATGGATCAGAACTTATTATTCCAGGAACAATTCAATCAACGTTAAATAGTAATAGTATTATTGGTGCAGGAGATATTTCCACACCATTAGTCCCTTTTATTACAGAACCAACTCCAGGATCACTTTACCCAGTATCTTTGAGATTAAAACGTGTTCTTGTGGAAGATGAAGGAATTAATTATAATGTAACGGATAAAATAAGAATAACTCCAAGTAATGGTGCCATTCTTGAACCAATCTTTGGATCTTTTGGAAGAGTAATTAAAGTTGCTGTTATTGATCCAGGTTTTGGATTCACGGACTACCCAACAATTGAAATGTATACACCCCTTTAAAAAAATTATATGGCAAATCCTGCTAGAACCAGACTTGGTAAAACTGCAAAGAAGAATTATGATGCTACTAATGCAGGAAATAGGCATGGATCAATTTCTTTCGGGCACATTTCTGCTGATGGCACAGTCACTTCTGATGTTTGTATTCAAGCATCTGATGGAAGACATGGAATTCGTTTAGAAAAAGATGGTCCAAGAAAAGGATGTACTCAAATTACTGGACCTGGGAGAGTTGCGATTCAATCTGGAGAGGACAGGCAAGAAGCAGAAGATACTCTATTCATTAATGCATTAAATGGAAACATTTGTATTATTGCATCTAATGGTAAAATTAGAATGCAGGCAACTGATATAGAACTCATTGCAAATGGTGAAGGTGGAAGTAAGGGAAATATCCGATTGAAAGCAAGTGAAAATATTGAACTTGATGCAGATAATAAAATTCTTATTAATGCAAAGGGAATGTATAAACTTGCAACAGCAGGAGTTGCAGAAATCTGTGCAAATAGTGCTATGACAATCTATTCATCAGTCATTCGTGGAGTCACTGATGCTGTTGCAAATAGGGACTCAAAGGTCGGTGGTCAATCATATCAACAAAGTCAAGTAGTGTAGGAGAAAACTCATGGCATTTTTATTAGACGATGCTGCATTTGGTGGACAATTGATGGTTGGTGCAGGACAACCAGCAGCAATTGGTGTCGGACCAGGTAGTAAAGTTAGAGGATCTGCATTTGTAGAAGCACCAATGCAAGTAGGAAAAGCAGGTGCTTTTAATTCTGCTGAAGCAACATTAATGGTTGGTCAGACTGATAATGTAGATTGTAACAGTCCAAATAGATCTCTTTATGTAAAAGGAGATGTAAAAATTGAGGGAGATAAAAGAACACCAAATGCCTTACATATTACGGGGGCACATTCTACTGTTCTTCAAGTTGATGGAAATGTTGTTGGAAGTAAAAATATTAAGGCACAGAGGGAAGTTTATTCTAATGGTGGAGCACATAGACTTTCGGCAAAGAAAAACTTTGACATTCCTCACCCAACAAAAGAAGGTTGGAGATTAACTCATAGTTGTGTAGAAGGTCCGGAAGCGGCAGTGTATGTTCGTGGAAAATTAATAAATACAAATATAATTAAACTTCCCAAATACTGGGAAAAACTTGTGGACCCTGATACAATTACTGTTTCAATTACACCAATTGGTTCTCATCAGAATATTTTTGTAAAGAGATTTGATACCACAGAAATTATATTAGAATCTACAGAAAATATTTCTATACACTGTTTTTATCATATATTTGGTGAAAGAATAGATACTGAAAGATTAATAGTAGAATATGAGGGGGGTATAGAAGATTATCCTGGAGATAATTCCGAAAGATCAATTGTTGGATATCACTACGATAAAAAGGTAGTTTAAAAAATGGCAGGATTTACTACTTTTGCTTATTCAAAAAAATATTTTGTTTCACAGGAAATAGAATTTATACCCGAATCTGAAATAGATCCCGAATTTGGTGAAGGATATAAGGCGCCCCAAGATTTAATTAGATTACTTGCTGATAATGTTGGAATTGGAACCACTAATATTACAACAGCACGTCAAGAACTTGATGTATATGGAACTGCAATAGTTAGTGGTCGTGTTGGAATTGCAACCACTCAACCAAGAGAAGAATTTGATGTAATTGGAACTGCAATAGTTAGTGAAAGTGTTGGTATAGGAACCACTC